TCCACCAGGCCCTTGAAATGCGTGTGAATACATCTTTGCCCAGGGAAGTTCTTCACCATCAGGGGCAGGTAGAAAACGAATCACTGCGAAACCATTACCAGTTTTATCAACAACTGGTTTATAAAGTCTTTCATCAGCACCACCACCGGTAGAACTCATTTTTTCAACTTCTTTGACCAGTTTAGAAGTCAAAGAACCAAGTTTAGATTGTTTTTTTAGATTTTCAAATGACATTTAATTTTTCCTCGTATTTGTGAGATTTGGCTTTTGTGACTTTGCTTAGGGATCGTCCAGCCCAATATATTCTACAGATCAGAACCCATTCTGTCAATCTGATCTTTCATTTTATCAAGCATTTTTGCAAGATTTCCAAAAATTATATTCATATCTACACCAGAAGGAAGACCCATTGCCGATGCGGATTCGGAGATTTTTTCTTTCATTTCCTTTGCCTCTGGGGCATCAGATAAACTTAGACGAGTATAGATTGTTCTTTGCTTATCTAAAAGTTTCTCAAGAAGATTTACGTGAGATATTTTTTCCTCACGATCCATCAAATGAAACTTAAAGACATTATTATAAACACTTTGTTGAAGTTCTGCGATTTCTGCCATTTCAGAACGAACAATATCAGACTTAAAAAAATTCATTTTCCTCCAAAAACAATATCTTTCAAAATTTTCTTGTAATGAGACACATCTATATGTAGGAATGGAGAATATTTTTTAATTCTCCGACTTACAGTTTCCCATACAGGATCTTTAAGTTTCTTATCAAAGTCATTCCCGTACAGGAATATTCTATCACATACTACCATAGTTTCAAGGCTTATTTTCCCGCTCAGGAACTTTTTGAGAAGAGGTGGATGTCCCTTGGAACACTCAAATACTTTCTTAAAATTATACTCTGCAAATAAACTCCCACATTCTTCTTTGAAGAGATATGAAAGAGACTGAATTTTTCTTTGCCATTCCTTATAATTTTGATCTCCTGTTTTTATGATCTCACCAATCCATAAAGATTCAGAGTCATTACAAGAAACAAAATTTGCAATGAAAAAATCTTCAACTTCTTTATCGGTTCTTTGCCTGGATATCTTTTCAAACCAAAAACGGTCACGTCTCTTATAAAAGGACTCTAGTGATGCTCTGGTCTTTTTACAATATTTGTAATAATCATAAGAATCTTTTGTAAAATGATTTTTGAGTGCCAGATAGGTTTTATAGCAGTCAAAGGGAGTCATTTTTCAAAAAAAGTAATAGGGGCAATTTTTTGCCGGGAAATTTTTGCCCTTCAAAATGGAATTAAAAGATTAATTTGGCACGGGAGGTCTTTTTGAGAAAATTAAGTTCCATTGCCTCATACTTGATCTTTTCTTTCAGTGGTTTTGAAATAAGTTTAGGTACCGACTCTACATCGAGACTGTTTTTTTCACAGAAGTGTACAATTGCATCAATGTAGTTCATTTCAACATTAATCTGAACAAGATCTTCAATCTCTTGTGCAAATTTGTTTGGACAATAGAATTTACTTTCGAGTACCTTTTCTAATTCATTCTCCATTCTTTGCCCCAGTATTGTGATGTACAAATTCTTTGATGTAACGAACTAATAACTTAATATAATCCCCTTTGTTTCTTTTGTCAAATACCTTCACTTCTCCACCAGGTGTAACCATAATGGTAATTAACTTAACAGGGGCAATTTCAGTAAGTTCAAAGTATGCGGAAGCATAAAACATTTCCTGAACAAAATAGTTTTCTAACCAAGCTTCGGGTTTAATCTTTTCGGAAGTCTTAAAGTCTATAACGGCAAGTTCTCCATCATATTCTCCAATACAATCGACTCTTCCGGCAAGTCCAAGATATTCAGAGTAAAGAGTTCTTTCAATCGCATGAATATTATTTATCTTATCAAGTTCTGGTTTTGCATGGTAGAACATAAACTTTGAAAGAGGTTGATAATCGTCCCAGTTCAATTCCTTATTTTCCAAATAGTCCTGACATACCTGGTGAAAATCAGTTCCTCTTGCTGTTGCTCTTTTTGTAATTCGGTTTGCCTCTTCGAGTCCTATACGTTTTCTCCACTTAACAAAAATCTCACGATTATAAAAGGAAGTCACAGAAGTAATCGATGGCACCCACTGACCATCAGGAAGATGATACAGACGAATACCATTTGTTTCTTTCTTTTCTAGTTCAAGATCACCTAAAAAATTATGATGAATAAATGTCATAAATTAAGTTCCATTTTTGCAATAAGATATTCTTTAATTAATCCAGACCTTATGACATCATCAACACCAAACTCAACAATTCCAAATGATGGCATCGCACGAATAATTTTCATAAAATCAACTACTCCATTCTTTTCATTTTGACGAATCAAATCACTTTGAGATGCATCACCGCAGAAAAGAATTTTAGTATTCTCACCAACACGAGTAATTATACTATCAAGTTCGTGAAAATTCAAGTTTTCCAATTCATCGACTATAATAATACAATTATCCAGAGTTGTTCCACGGATAAATGAAGTGCTCCAAAAACTAATTGTTTCTTGTGATTTTAAATTACCATAGAGCATTTCAAAATCAGCATCAGATGGCATCTGAAACATATACTTTACCATATTTTTGTATGGTATTTGATATAGTGATGATTTGTCTTCGTGACTTCCAGGAAGAAATCCAATTTCACGAGTAGGTACAAGAGACCTTACAATATAAATTTTTTCATATGGTGTATATTCATTTAGAACATCTTGAAGTGCCTTGAAGAGACATAGAAAGGTTTTTCCTGAACCAGCAACACCATGAGCAACCAAATGTTTTCCTTCATCATACAAAGTAAATAAATTTCTTTGATTTTCTATAAGTGGTTCAATATTTAAAAGTAATTCTGAATTGATTGGTTTTTTTCTTTTTACTTGCTTGGCAGTGAGACCAGCCCCGATGGGTTGGTAATCGTTGTTGCTTCTTCTTTTTCTTGTCATTCGTTTTTAGATTGGTTTTACTTTAGACCCAGGAGCTCTTGATGCACGATCTAAAACTTCATTCCATCCAGGTTTTTTCTTCACAAGTGTATCCATCCATTCACCAAGTTCTACACCAGAAGCACACCCTTCCGACCAATCTCTTTGCCACTCTGGATGATTTTCATACCATTGAGTGATATCATGAACGCTCATTTCAATCACCTGTTTTTCACCAGTCTCTTTATTTACAATTGGATAAGTTGCCATTCTTTACAAATAATATACAGAGGTATTTATTCTAGTGTGATTGCGCTCTGATACTCGCAAGGGTCACAATCCTCACGAGTCCAGTTGAGAGCAGAAGAGATTGTTGGAAATTCACAAGTGAAGATACAACGAACTGCCTCTGCGATTTCCTTGTGCTCTGCCTGGGTTCCGTGAGCACTACGAAGGTCTATGTAATGTATCCAAGACCTTATACTCCCACTCATATAAAGACGTGTCTGGGTTGCCTGTGGGAGCACAAAACGGGCACATTCCTTTGCGACACCGGCATCCAACATTCCCTGATAAAGTAAAACTGCGTCTCTGAAATGATTTTTAATTCGAGTCTGAAAATAATTACTCAAATCTTCTGGAAGATCATCAGTTGAGTTCTGACGATTTTTAGTATCCTGCTTTCTCAATTCTGGAACTGGGAGTTCTCCATGTAGTTTTGTGCTGTCGGCATATCTCTGTGAGAACTGCTGAAAGGTAAAACTACGATGACGAAGAATCTGTGTCGCAATTGCAAGTGAGGTATTGATTTCTACTGTTAGAAATGCGTGTTCAAAAATACTCCAATGTTGATTTTCAATACAATACTTTAGCAGCCCAGCAGAAGAATTGTTGAATTGATTTTTTGGATTACTGACACGAGCACAATATGCAATGTGTCTTTCTGCGTTTGGAGTTACAAAAACTAATTCAACAGATTCATTTTTAGTCGTCGTCATCTTCAAATACCTCATCGTAATCATCTATATCTCCAATACGTGGAGAAACCGTTTCGTATGCATAAGATTCTGGACTTGAATATACTTCTG